TCATCAGCGCACCACTTTTCAAACTCTGTTGTATTAGTTCCCTGCATTAGATGCCCCCCGTTGGCTAGATTTAATAGCTTTGAAAAATGCAGCAGCATCTAGCTTCATGAGGCGATTTAAAACTCGTTCGCTGCGATATGGCTTACGCAGTTTTCGGTTGTAATCAGCTTTACCTCTGCCACTTTTTACGTATTTTAATTTGTGGCTCATTCTTTCTGCTGCGTATATCCACATCAACTCTGTTAACGTTGTTCCTTTCATCACTCAACACCTCGCTTAATTGCCCGCCTAGCTTCTCTGCGTATTGCTATTCCCATGCGTTCTAGCCAGTCTGCAAGCATTAATAACGCATCTGCTTCTGCATCTAGTTTAGGAAAGCCATCAAGGTCTAAGCCAACCTCCCATCCACTGAGAAAAGCTTTTTTAGTTACCATTACTTCCTGTTCTAGGCGCGTTTCACCGTTCCAATGACTAACCTTGTAAGTCTTGAATCTCTCATCATCGCCCTTGCTAAATGTAATTAGCTCCATTTTTGTTTGCTTGGTTTTCACTGGTTAATACCTCGCTTAATTGCCATAACTAATTTTTAAGCTGCCAGAAATAGCAACCACTACGAACAGCAACCATCCCCATCCCTCTTTGTCGTGATAAATCAGGAAAGCTACTGACAGAAAACCAGTGATGGGAACTAGCATGAAAAATAGTGTGCCTAAAATATCGCGTAGATATTCCATCTAGAAGTCCTTATGATTTGGTGTGTTAGGCTGCTTGCTTACGCGATCGGTAACTATCCCAGGTGAAAGCCAATGTACAACCGCCACCGTCACTCATACGGTCAATGACCCGTTCGCCGATGAAAGCGCCTAGTTCTTCCCTGGTTTGGTTGCTAATTAGAATGGTTGGTTTCATTCGCTCATACCTGGTGTTGATGATTTCAAACAAGATCAGCTTTTCAGCCTCAGACCCGAATTGAACGCCTACTTCGTCGATTATCAGTAAATCAGGATTGGTATAGATTCTAATGACATCTGACTCAGTTTCGGTCGCGTTTTTACTCCAGGTTGATTTGAACTTTCTGGCAATCCGTAATGCGGTTGTGAATAGTGCGGAATCCTGGTGTTGCTCAATCACATGTCGGGCAATAGCCAGGGCTAGATGATTTTTACCAGTTCCAGGCTTGCCACACATAACCAATCCGCCACCCTGCCGTAGTCTATCCGTCCACTTGTTTGCATACGCCTTGCAAACACTTAGATTTCTAGCTGCATCCTGGTTAACTGGCTCGTAATTATCCAGGGTGCATGGAATAAAACGTTCAGGGATATTCAGATCAGCCAGGAGCTTTTCGATAAGGCGTTTTTTGCCACGCTCGTCACTTTGCTGCTTTTCAGCCCTTAACTTTTCTAGTTCTTCAAGCAGACACTTGGGGCATGGTGATGGTCGGGATGCGAGTTTTAATCCACTTGTGCTTACTCGTTTTCTAGCCTGGTATGCTCCATGAGTTTCACATTCGATATCCAGGTAATGAATTTCTGTGTTTGGTATTTCAGCAGGTTGTTTATCAATCTCTGCCAGGTGCTTTTCGATTTCTTGAATTCTTTCTGTCAGGTTCATAATTTAATTCACCCATGCTGGCATATCCGTTTGTCCATAATCCTTGGATCCAAAGTTCTCACTGGCTACTCGCTTGTTAGGCGTCCAGGTAGGTTTGGCGTTTTTGTTCTGGTAGTTCAGCTTCGCGCTTGCTGTGCTAAACCAGTTCTTCGGTTTGTCCTTCTCGAACTCCAGGTCTAAACGTGTTAACTCTGCAACCAGGTCGATATTTGGAAATAATCCCTTCCAGGTATCGAAGTCTTTTTGATTGAGTCGAATAACCTGTCCCTCGAATGCATATTTTTTTGCTATCGGTTGAACATTGTCTGACGATTTTTTTTCATCACCAGGACAAGCCGTTTTTTCGGCTTGGGTGTTATAGGGAATCAGGTTAAGGGAATCAGGAATCAGGTTAAGGGAATCAGCAGGGATAGTTTGATTCTCTTCTGGTTCTTGTACTGTACTTGTATGGTGCTTTTCTAGTGCTTCTTTAATATCAGTAGGTTGCGTGACTTGCTCTGGTATTTCACTAGCAGCTTCTTTCATGTGAGGGTTCTGGTGTTTCTTCCAGTTATTAATCTGGATAAACTCATTTCCATCTACTACATATCTAGTGATAAAGTTTTTGCCATGTAATTGAGCGAGTAATTTGTCACAATCAGCTTCGTCATATGGCAAAACCATAGCTTTAATTTTGCGTGGTTTATCTTCCAGTCGACCTTCTCGATCGGCAACTGTCCATAAGCCTACAAAAAGAATACGAGCCAATGGCTCGCACTCTGCTAAATCATCATTAGTAAAAAAGCCCGGCTTAATATTTCGTGCTCTGGCCATTGATTAACTCCTTAATAAAATTTGGTATCTCTCTTTGTGGACTGTTCTCAACACTTCTGAAGTATTGCTCATCAGCTTTCTCAATGAGACTTGTCTCACCATCATTTATGTAAAATGAAAAACCTCTGGCTTTTAGCATTAGACGAGCAGATATTCTGATAAGCATTTCGGCTATTGCATTCTTGTCTCCGAAATAGCAAAGACCTTCCTGATCAAAAATTTCATCAACATCTAACCGCTTAGTTTTATCTGTGCAAATAACGTCAGTTAGCATTGCTAATTCTGCTAAATCCTCTTCTCTGTGATTTAGTCCGATCTCATTGCAAGCCCATTTTATTTTTTCTATAGAAGCATTAAAAAACTCTCTGGATTCGTTGACTCTATAACCAGACAACAAGCGATGAATATCGCTCTCATCCTCTCTTGGCTTCCAAGAGTAAAACGCCAACTCAACCTTAAACTGAGTAGGTACGCCTGAGCTTGAATAAAGCTCTTTAGCTCTTCTTTCAGGGGTTGATGTTGTCATCCCTATCTTGTATATGTCAGGCATGCTTGGATTGCTCATGACATATATCCAGCCGCCAACAGTGAACTCACTTGGCAATAATCCCTCAGTGATTACATTGTCATTTGCTATGTGTGGATAGGAATAAAGCGTTACAGTGCTCATTGTTAAAAATTCTTCTTCCATATATAATCACTCCCGTGAATGATTTACTAATGCGCCTCAACAGTTACCGCTGCTGGGGCGTTTTCTTGTGTTCTCATCAAAGAAAGCTCGCCGATTTGTTTCCATAAAAAGCGATATTCCTCCTCAGATATTTTTCTCTCACCTTCCAACACAAAATCTTTAATCCCCGATGCTGCCAGCGTTTCGCATAGCTCAGGAAATTTGTCAGTTCTGCGTAGAATTGTTGAGTCATGGACACCTAATGTTTTAGCTACTACTGACTGAGACTTAGCTCTCAATGCTTGTAATGCCGTGGCGATTAGATGATTTGATACGAATTGATTGAAGTTTTTGCGTGTTGTTGCGTAGTCCACTTGTTAAATTCCTTTTGACGTAGTTAGTCCGTTGCTCACGATCCTGTGAGTTAAGTTTTGAAGTGCGCGTTTTTCAGCGCAGAGATGTTAAAGAGCGAAATGGATTACTTTTTATCTTTTACGAGATGCTCAAAAGGAATCCCAAACAATTTATTTATTTGTGCGTATCTGGCAGGTGGAATGCGACCTTTTTGCTCCCACTGGCGAATAGCCTGATCACTAATGTTTAATATCTTTGCTAGTGCGGGAACGCCACCCGCTTTTTTAATTGTTGTTTCCAATGCGTTCATAACAATTTCCCTTTAATTGAACTATCACAAGAATAATACAAGAATCACTTTAGCTAGGCAAGTTTTACTTGTTGGAATATTAAAAGCAATACTTGTATATTGAAGAAATGAAAACTATGCGCGACAGAATCAAGCAAGCCAGACTTGCAAAAGACATGACCCAAGCTGAATTAGCTGATGCGGTTGGCGTATCGCCTCAATCAGTGCAGCAGTGGGAAACCAGTACTGAGCCAAGAAAGAATAGAGTAATGAAGATTGCTGAAATTCTTGGTGTAGATGCCAATTGGCTTTTATTTGGCAGGCCAGAGTCTGAAAACAGAAAAGACGTGGTTAAGATAGAGTTAGAGGATGACTCTAATGTTCAAGAAAGGTATAAAGTAGAAATATTAGATATCGAAGCAAGTGCTGGATCTGGGGTTATGGTTCTTGATGATTTCATAGAGACAATAACCGCCATTGAATATTCAGCAGAAGAAGCTAAGCGCTTATTTGGCGGAAGAACTGCTGATACCGTCAAGATGATTACAGTTAAGGGTGACTCAATGTCTGGTACATTTGACCCTCGCGACCAGATATTTGTAGATATCACTGTAAATCATTTCGATGGTGATGGGATCTATGTTTTCATTCTTGATAACCAGCTATATATAAAAAGACTTCAAATGCAATACAAGAAATTAGCTGTAATATCTGATAACCCAAGGTATGAAACTTGGTATTTAGAGGACAATTCAATTGATGGGATGTTTATCCAAGCTAAAGTTCTTGTTAGTCAATCAATTAAATACAAATTTCATGGATAGAAATATCTTACATTTAAGCATGGTAACCTAATGAGAAAATTAATTTTACTGTTAATTGCTGCGATTTCATCATCATCTTATGCTGTTGATAAACTTGATTTAAATGATAAAAATGATTTTAAATTAGTATCAACGATCATGAAAATATCAGAATGCAATTCCCAGTCAGCTCTATATAAGTTTCAAAAAGAAAATGGCGTACCTAACGGAGATGAATTTATTGATAAGTTCATGGAAAGTGAAGCTAAAAAGAAGGGAAAAACTCTCGTTGACATGGCTAACGAGTGCCAAGAGGCTTTTTTAGATTTTGCAAAAATAACATCAAATAACAAATAATTACATTCAATTAAGCACAATCACTCCATCCCTCTCATGAGGGATTTTTTTGTCTAGTCCACAATCCAATCCAATCCAATCCAATCCAATCCAATCCAATCCAATCCAATCCAAGAATAAAATTAAATATAAATTAATAAAAACAAATATTTAAATAAAAAACCAAGTAAAACATAAAAATAAACACAAGATTTACTTGTTTTAATAAAGCATTGCTTGTATAGTTACCGCATCGAAGGCAAGGAGCCATAGATAAACAGGATGTTCGCTCTTTAACAGAACGCGCTGAAAAATGCGCAAACCAAAGACAGTAGGTTTTGGGATTGGTAATCGCTCTGCTAAGCATGAATGGTAGATGAGTGCGCTACCACTAATCACCAAAACTAATTGTAGGAGGTAATTATGGGTGTTCGCGGATATAACTGCGCTAGAAATCGCAGATCGGAACGTAGAGCAGAGTTAAAGAATGCATACTCCATGAATGAGCAATTGAAGGTTTCAATTAATGGTGATACGGAAGAAACAAAGCGCCCTACCTTATCACTAGCACGCAAACCAGTTAGCCGAGTTGAAAAAGCAATTTCAATTCGCAGCACTAAAGTTTATGACTCAGCAGATAATACCTGCTTACCGAATTCTAGTATTTACTCAGCCAAATATCGTAAGTCAGGAACGTTATTAGAGTCTGGCGAAGTAACGGCTAGAGCATAGACACACGCAAGCAACAACGGCTACGCAAGCCGATTATGAGTGACAGTTCAGTCACGGCAAGGGGATAGATATGACATTTTCACAAGAAGTGCAAATTGAGTGCAAACAATCTCAGCGCAAATATATGGCGTATGCAAAGTCAGATCGCGAATACCCAGAAGTTCGTGAAAATTGGGTGAAACTTGCATTAATGATGCGGCGCCATGCTCGTGAATGGGCAGCTATGAGTTAACTAATTACAGTCCATCAAGGTGGGCTGTGGTGAGTTGATTAATAGGAGTAAATCATGGGATTTGATGTAGATATTGCTTATCACGAAAGCTGTATGGCTGGAACTAAAAACAGATGGACGGTTGTAATTTCAAACTTCGATTATGGCGAATGTTTCAGCTATCCAGTTAAACCCACTAAACGCCAGATAAGAAAGGCTAGAAAATCAATGCCATCTTGGTGAGTTGATTAATAGATAGGAGCTATACATGCACACTTGTCATAGATGTGGCGATGAAATCGAAAGTGTAGATGAAATTATGGATGGTGACGACTACGGGTACGATGAAGTTTGCCGTGATTGCCTCGCTGAACTCAAAGAGGAAAGTGGCGACTAACATCGCATTTGATTAATAGATAGGAGATAGAGATATGTGTGATTGCTTTACGAAATTAGGCGATGACATGGAAAGTCGCATCAAAGCAAAACTACCTGAAGGCGCAAGCCTACGGTCTTCTGGCTGGAAACAATCAGGCTTGTTTATGTCTGGTGGAGTCATGTCAGTTAATTATTTCATTGAATACAACGCCAGTTATCAGGAAGTCAAAAAGGACGGTACACCGAAAGCCCGCCTAACAAAGCAGGATTTCCCCGTTACGTTCTCATTCTGCCCTTTCTGTGGCGTGAAATGTGAAAGCAACTAGCATCGTGTTTAGTTAATAACGGAGGGATTATGACAGATAAAACAGGTGGAGCAGCTTTTCCAATTCCAGCAACAGAATTGCATGGCACTGATACAGGTATGACATTGCGTGATTATTTCGCTGCTAAATGCATGCAGGGTGATTGGGCAACAGAGCGCATGGATAGCGGATATTGGTCACAGGATGACATTGACGCTATTTTCAAGGATAGATCTGAAACCTACTACCGCATGGCAGATGCAATGTTAAAGGCTAGGGGGTGATATGGAATTTAAAGGCACGCCAGCGCCATGGCTTTGTATGAATGGAACTGATGTTTTCACTGAGTTAAATGCTACAAATGCAAGCGGCATAAAATCAGACAAAACAGACGGATGGCAAATAGCTGATTGCTCTGTTGGAAAAACATGCGTAGATGGGGAGTATATAGAGCTAAGTGTAAATGAACAAATTGCCAACGCCCATCTAATCGCAGCAGCACCAGAGTTATTAGAGGCTTTGATTGAAATGCAACGGAATGGACGCAAGCAAGGCTGGAATGACATTTACGAGTCATCAATGGGAAAAACACGCTTAGCAATCGCAAAAGCCCTCGGTCATCAGTACCCCACCGCACCAACACCAGAACGCTTTCAATAACAATCGCTATCGCAAGATACGTGAGGATTTCGCACATCCAGAGGTAAGCATGAATATTGATAAATACAAACTTTGTTTAGCTCAACAGCAAGCTGGAATTGCACGTTATCTCAAGGATGAGAACGGATGGAGCGAAGCAAACGAAACATTAAAAACAGCATACGGAGTACAACATGAACGCAAAGCAGAAACACGCAAAGCAACAGATATTCACCCTACTTCGCGAGTCTGAAATGACTGAGCAACAAGTCGAATTACTGTTTGCTGATTGGAAATTTAAACAGCAATGAGAAAAGACAAATCGCATTTTACGTCAGGTTGATACTCGTGGAGCGTATGCATTCACGTAAGGAGATAGTCATGCGCCCTATTCTGGATATGTGCTGCGGCAGTCGCATGTTTTGGTTTGACAAGGAAGATAACAGAGCAATTTACAGCGATATAAGGGTAGAAAAACACATTCTTTGTGATGGCAGGAAGCTAAATATAACACCAGATATTATAGCTGATTTCAAAAACCTCCCCTTCCCTGATAGTTCATTTCACCAAGTTGTATTCGACCCGCCGCATTTAGTGAACATTGGAAATAACAGTTGGATGTTTAAAAAATACGGGCGATTAAACAAGGGATCCTGGAAAGAGGATTTAGCGAAAGGATTTAGTGAAGCATTTCGAGTGCTGCGGCCAAACGGAACATTGGCTTTCAAGTGGAACGAAACTCAAATTCCTACAAAGCAGGTATTAGCCCTTACTGACCAGAAACCAACGATAGTTCAGAGAGTTGGCAAAAACGACAAAACTCACTGGATATTATTCATTAAGGACGCAGCATGAGAATTTCAAAGTATGAACTCAAGCAAAGGCAGGATGCCGAGAAACGACGCAGGGAGCGCGAGGAAGAAGCTGAATACTATCGCATGGAAAGCTTAGGTGTTCAGCAGCAATCAACCCCTACCCGATGGATGCGAGGTGAATATGGGTGAGTTATCAGCTAGAGGGAAAGAGGTTTTAGCGGGTGCGATTAAGCTCATGGATGAGCTGAAAGCAGAACGGCAGCAAGGAATTAAAAACAATCGCCCTTCTTATTACGAAACCGGAATTATTCATCGAATCAATAAGCAATTATTTTTTGAGTCACTTAATCACCCACCATTGCCAGATCACATCCAAAAAGAGCGCGACGATAAATTCAGGGAAGCATTGCATAAAGCTAATCCTGACTGGGCTAATTTTGACCCTTACAAAGATATTCCAGATAACCCATGGGGTGGTCGTAAAGTTGGTGACTAAATTTCGGAGGTAATCATGAAATTTGCAAAAGCATTGCGAAAAAAGGCAAAGCTAAGGCTTGCATTAACTGGTCCTAGTGGATCAGGAAAAACATACGGAGCACTGGAAATAGCCAAAGGACTTGGCGGAAAAACAGCCGTGATAGACACAGAGAAAGGAAGCGCCTCACTCTACTCTGACCGATTTAATTTCGACGTACTGGAGCTAGACCCACCATTCACACCAGAGCGATTTATTGAAGCCATCGGAGCTGCGCAGGAAGCTGGTTACGACAATTTAATAATCGACAGTATTACTCACGAATGGAGCGGATCAGGTGGGTGCCTTGAATTACTGGACGGTCTAGCAAAGGCGAAGTATCGCGGTAATACGTGGTCAGCATGGAGCGAAATCACACCTCGCCACAACGCATTTCTCGACGCAATTCTACGGTCTGACCTGCACATCATAGCAACAATGAGAAGTAAAACGGAAACTGCTCAAGTTGATAAAGGTAACGGCAAGAAAGGCGTAGACAAGCTAGGTATGAAGTCAGAGCAACGGGACGGTGTTGAGTATGAATTTACTACCGTTCTCGATCTAAATCACGAAACTCACACAGCAATGGCAAGCAAGGATAGAACAGGATTGTTCAGCAATGCCGAAGTAACCCAGCTAAATGAATTAACAGGCAAAAAGCTAATGGATTGGCTTAATGATGGGAGAACTAAATCTGAGGTGGATTTATCACACTTCACTGATATTGCAATGGAAACGCAAGACATGGATGAGCTTAAGAATGCGTTTCGTGAGGCATACAAAGCGCTCAGGGATACACCAGAACAAGCGGAAGCTCAGAAGATATATGAGCTAAGAAAAGAAGAGCTAACTAAACAAGAGGCGGCATAAATGGCTGAGAGAGGCGTCAATAAATCCATCATTCTAGGAAATTTAGGCGATGACCCGAACGTGAGGTATTCACCGAACGGAACAGCATTTGCTAATTTCTCGGTCGCCACAAGCGAAACATGGAAAGATAAAAACACAGGTGAGAAACGAGAGCGCACTGACTGGCACAACATTGTCATACAAGGAAAGTTAGCCGAGGTGGCAGGTCAATACCTGAAAAAAGGAAGTCAGGTATACATAGAGGGGAAAATGCGCACTCGTAAGTATCAAGGTAATGACGGGCAAGAAAAGTACATTACTGAAGTCATCGTTGGCATTGATGGAAAAATGCAAATGTTAGGCAGTGGTAATCAGACTGAAAGTCAGAATCCGAAGCCATCAACTCAGGGGGTTCAGCGCCCACACCAACAACCGCAAACTCAACAACCTGAGCCACCATTAGATTTTGATGATGATATGATCCCGTTCTAGAAGGAATCAAGCATGGATAATACGCAATTATGTATAGAAAGTTACTCTCGACATAAAAACCTTAAGTTAGTTGGCATGGAGCTAGGTATGCCTTGGCAAACGGTATACAGCACGCTAAGGAGGGCGGATTATCCGGTAACTGGCGATAAAGCTAGATATGGTTCAGTTACAGATAGAATAGCGGTTATTGGTGAGCAGAAGTTCAAGAAGGCAGTTCCAATAGCTATAGACAATAATGACTTGAAGTATCAGGCGGATATTGATTTCACTATTGGGAATGTAACAGTGGACGTGAAAACTTCAAGAATAAAGAGATATCAGCGAGTTAACGGAATTCGTCATTCAGCTCCAAGGTGGGGTTATTGCATCAATAAACAAAAAGACACCGCTGACTTTTTTGTCTTGTACGCTCTTAATGATGACAATGAAACTGAGCATGTTTTTCTCATGCCGAATGAAATTGTTACCACTGTATCAACAATATCGATTCCAGAAACACTAGCTAGTAAATGGGCTGATTACAAAATAGAAGAAAGTGAATTATTGCCATTCTTCCAATCTTTGTAATCCACACCGCCCCTTCTGACCCTTCCCGATGTGATTTAACCAAAGGATATATTTGCAAGGATGCAACAGGAGATAGATATGACAAATAAACTCAAAAAAGAAATAAGCAGCATTATGGATAGAGCGGCAATGGTAAGCCTAGACAGCTATATCATAAATAAGCTTCTCAGTTATATGCAAATATCCGCTTACTTAATTAGTAAAGGAAGGATTGATGAGGCAACAAATTGGCTATGTATGGCTACGGACAATGACCCTGATTTTAATATCTTTGACGACCTAAAAGATAGCGAAGGCAGCCCAAAAGATATTAATGATTGGATAAATAAGCAATTGGAAGGCGAAATTGGCAACGATGAATATCTCAAGCTAATCCGCAAACATTACCCCGAACTTGAAAAGCTACGGACAGCTTAATTTAACTCTCAGGGATGCAATGAAGAGGAATGAATAATGGCAATAATTCAGTTTTACATAGCTGACAGCAAAGATGAAGACCCATCAGAAATTACCAACAACCTCCGTTATGAATTACCAGATGACCATAATTTCAGTGCTGATGATGACCTCGATTCATGCATTGAAGAATGCGCTGGATATTATCATCATGACTGTGATGGATGGGAGAGCAGATTTCCGTGTTTATTTATGCTCTGGATTGACGATGAATACCTAGGGATATTTGAGGTTGAGCGTGAGTTTGAGCCAGTGTTTTCAGCTAAAAAGGTGGAACAATGAAAGACAGAATTAAGCTTAACGATGCAATGTTAACGGCTGTAATGAATGGCAGAAAAACGCAGACTCGCAGACCGATTGAGCCACAGCCTAAAGTAACCGAGGAAGAGTTACGTAAGCTTGGTGCATGGCAGGAAGGTTACACTCTATCAGAGCAAGTATGTGCAGCATGGAGGCATGGTTTTGTTGATGTTGATTGCCCATATG